GAAGGTGATATGGAATTTAATCCTATCACTCGTTCTACATCAGCTGGTTATCCTTGGAATCTTAATTTTCATCGAAAGAAGAAGAGAGATTTTCTCGGGCACGACGACTATGATTATTCTAGTCGCGCATGCGTAGAACTTTTTAGAGTTCTTGCTGATAAGCGTGAAAAATTGAAAAAAGGAATAGATCCTGGCTTTGTCTTCGTTACTAATATAAAAGATGAAACTAGGTCCAAGCATAAGGTTGCTTCTTTTTCGTCTAGGACGACTGAAGCTGAACCTATTGATCTCACCATTCTTACTCGAGAGTATTTTGGTGATTGGATGAAGTATATGCATAAAACTAAGATTAAACACGGTGTGCTAGTTGGAATTAATCCGTACTCGCAAGACTGGAGTGTCTTAGCTAAAATGCTGCTTTCCTATGGTAATCGTATGATTGCTGGAGATCATAGTGCTTGGGATGGAAATTTCCCTGCTGTTTTGTGGTTTGAACTATTAGAGATCGTTGAGATGTACTATTGGAATTCTACTGCAGAAGAGCGGCTTGTTCGAAGAACTATCATCGAAGTTCTAGCTAATACTAAGCATCTTGTTGTTACACGTGATGATTGGTGGAAGTTGGTTAATGAAGATGCTTTTCGACAAGCAGCTGATGAGGATCAAAAGGTCTTGGTAGAGGAGTTTTTAGCTGATATAAAGTTACCTGCTACTCTCAAGACTGACTATTTTGATGAAGAACAAGCTAAGAGCGATTATGTGAAAGCATTTCTCCGGTGTTTAAGACCCGGAAAACTCAAAGCCTATATCATTGAATGGTTTGGTTCTCTCACTTCTGGTGGAACCTTAACTTCTCAGGCTGGCTCTATTGGTAATCAAATCATAAGTCGGTACGCAGGGTATGACCACTACCTGAAACCAAAAGGTGGTCACTTGTCATATGAAAAATGGTCTGATGTTCCGTTCGATGAGATCGAGAAGGACAATGGATTCTTTACTTTTGGTGATGATAATGTTATATCAGTCGGACCCAAAAAGTTCTTTACGTTTGATGATCTTAAGCGTAGTTTTACACACTATAAGATGAACTATACGAACACGAAGAAAACTACAGACTCTCATGATTATGAGAAGATTGAAGAAATTGACTTGCTTCAAAGGGGATTTGCCTATGACTCTGAAAGAGGAATATGGCTTTCCCCATTGGCAGAAGTGTCAATAGAAGAAATGGTTAACTGGATTCGCAATTCAGCAAGGCCTGGTGATTATGAAAGGAATCTTCGAAGTGCTATCAAAGAATATTCCCAATATCCCTATCCTAAATTCCATGAAAAAGTGGAGTTAAAGTTGAAGCCTGCAGCCGCAAGTTGTTTAAACTTGCGGTTTCCTGAGTTAACCTGGGAAAACGCTCGCGATGAGCTGACCCACACTGATGCTTTTTATCAGTGACGCCAACAAAGTCCGATTACAAGGACTAAAAATAAATTGTATTTGTGCCTAATTTTTGTATTTTTGCAGATCCTGTTAGTTACAGCAGTAATTGTAAACAAACCAATTTTGATTATGGGTAATACGATAAGCAACTGGTGGGTACCAACGGGCCATGGTAATTACGGC